CTTCCCGATGATGAATTGATCGAGGTCCGCGCACGTCCTCCACAACCCTCTCTTATAGAGAAGATTACGAAAGGAGATGAGCGAAACCATCTCGCTGGCATGCCGCGCATGAGTGGGGAACATCCTACGGAATCGGACAGGTGTAACATCCTCTCCCATAAAGTAGTCCCCCCCACAGCTCTCACGAAAGTTTCCCTCCATGAAGCTCTTGTGGGTGTTGACTCTAAACCCAAAAGTCTCGAGTCTCTTACTCACGCATGTGGCGAATTCCACGGGGACAACGATATCATCCCCGTAGACACGCACACGACCGCGGAACCTTCTGATAAAGCTCCGGGTCACAGGTTGCTTGAGCTCTTCCGCAATACTCAAGAAGATGATCGTCGTGAAGACGAACGCCTCCATGGGGAAGCAGAGAGCTGAACCCATTGACGCGAACTTGGCTAGGCGTTGAACGCCATGACCAGGAACGTCAGCTTTTCGGGAACGCGTTGCGTCCACCGCCTCACCCAGGTGTGGGTGGTCGGCTAGCAACTCCCTAACGAGCTGATTGGAGACACGATCGGAAGCTTCGCTTAGATCAAGCGTAGCTAGAGCCCCTGTACGGGACCCTTCTCGCGCCATGGCCTTGTTAGGCTCTTGGTCGCGAAACCCAATCAGATCCACCAGGAGTTTATTCTGATGGAAGTGGTTCATCACACTGCCGAGGATCGCCTGCTGCATATACTGCATGTAGACGGGTTCGATGGCAATGATCCGAGGTGTCTTCAGCGTCTTCGGAACGGAGATCACCCTTACGGGCAACTCCTCCGAGGGTTCGAGGAACTCAGCACGGTCGAGGAGGTAGTTATACCTCCAAGACGGGATTGCGTAATCCCCGAAAGGGAACACGCGTTCCAACCGAGTCGTCCACTGCCGCAAATCAAACTTGTCGTTTCCGACAATGCGGTCAGCAGTTGCACCCGGTCCGTGTCGCGGTACCAGACGTCCATGATAGACGTCTGCGTCCACCTTAGTGAACATGTCCGCAAACAAGACCCTAGAGACCTGGTGAAATGCATCCAGATCACTTTGGGGAAGGCGGGCCTGTCTGAGGTCCTTCTCACACTCAACGAACGAGTCGAACGCCTTAGAGATTCGGCGGTCGCTGCAGTCTAGCTGTATTTTACCATACATCAGCGTAAGCTGACGTACAGCGAACACAGCGTCGACATTAGGCTCGTCAAGCAAGCGAGAACCATCTTGTGTGAACACTTGCTCCAGGAAACCTGACAGAAATGCCGGGAGACCTGCGCGCCTGCTGAAACCAGCAAACGCGTTGGGAGCGACAGAACCAAGGGCTAGACTTTTTTGGAAGTCCGACCCGAAGTTCGCCAGGGTAATCGTTAGAAACGATATCCCTTCAGCGTTCACACGCCTCGCGACTGTCTCAATGTCGCGAGTTGCGCTTGTGCCACACCAACTCGCCAGTTCTTCGGCGAGTGTTGTCCAGAGTACCATCAGGCTTTTCATCCGTCCTCCTAATAGAGTGGCGGAGTCCGTAGTCTCGGTGGTATCTGATCCTGTCCAACTG